CTGCAAGAGCAGTATATAGTGAAGATAGGTCACTATTTGTATCATCAGCAGTAGTTCCTTGAGCTGCAGTAGCATATGCAGTGCTATTTGTTGTAGCTGCAGTTCCTAGACCAAGTGTTGAGCGAGCCGCAGCTGCATCAACATCATCAATTAGAGATTCACCAAAAGAACTAATATTAGGACCAGTGTATGTAATAACACCAGTTGAACTGCTATATGTTAGTGATCCTGCTCCACCAGCGTCAGTAACACTGATTGATGATCTAGCATCTGCTGTTTTGAAAGTAGTAACGCTGAATACACCAGTTGATGAGTTATATGACAAATCACCTGCTGCACTAACAGACGATCTTGCTCTAGCTGTAGTGAAGTATTGATTTGTTCCTTCTACAATATTTGTAGTTGAAAATTCAGAAAAATCAATAGCAAGAGTAAGCGATCCAGCACCATCTGCATTATCTGAATATGTGGATGATATTCCAGTTCCACCAATAATTAAATTGGCAACTCTATCATCAACTCTTTCGTTGGTGAAATATAGATTTGTTGTTCCCTCTGCAAGATCATCAGTATTGTGATTACTAATATCACCAACCTGCGATTGACCAAATAATACGTTTCCAGTGACATTCAAGTTACCTTCAACAGTAAAGTCTGTGGTCGATCTGAAGTTTGAAACTTGTAAAGTATTTGTAGAAGGATTATAAGTTAAGTTATCCGAGTCTGTTCTTATTTCTGAATATCCAGTTGTAGCAGAAACGAATGTTGGATAGTAAGTTAAGTTTGATGATGTTGTATTTGTAATAGCAGCAAGATTTGATTTGTCTGCAGTTCCAGTTAAATTACCAGTAACATTTCCAGATACACCACCACTTGCAGTTAATAATCCAGTTACTCCTAATGTTCCACTAAGCGTAGTGTTTCCAGCTACGCCTAAAGTTCCAGCAACTGAGGTATTACCAGACGCAGCAACAACACTAAACTTATTAGTGTTTATATTGAAGTTTCCTAGTAAACCTAAAGATGAGTTTAGAGTTGCAGCTCCAGTAACAGTAAGAGATGATGATAGTGATGTAGCTCCAGTTACATCTAGGGATCCAGCAACTGAAGTATTACCTGAAGATGCAATTACATTAAACTTATTAGTGTTAACTGCAAAGTTACCTGCAGTCGATAGAGTTCCAGCAACTGAAGTGTTTCCAGTTGCTGCAGTTACTGAAAACTTATCAGTATTGACAATTAAAGAACCAGCAACATTTATTGTTGATGAAGCTACAATAGCTCCAGTTACGTTTAATGAGCTAGAAAGAGTAGTTGCTCCCGTTACACCTAAAGTTCCAGTAAATAGTGCATTACCAGTAGTTCCAGAAATAGAAGCCTTGGCTGTCGCACCACTAGAAGTTTTTCCGAGAATTAAATCTCTTCCTAGTTGTATATCTGTTCCAACTGATACACCACCATATGCTCTAATATTTGCATTATTATCCGTGGAGAATGTTGGAGTGTAAGATACTAAGCTTCCAAAGAAACCTTTATATCTTACAGTTACATTGTTTAGTGTAGAACCAGTTGTTCCTCCAGTATCTTTAATCTTTAGTTCACCTGCAACATAAACGTCGTCGGCAAATAATACTTGACCTGCAACATAACCTCCACCATCAAATCTAAAAGAACCATAGTCTGAGCTTAAAATTGCAAAGTTTACAGCATCAATAGTAGGATTATCGATACTTTCTAATCTTACAAGACCAGCTACATTTAGGCTAGAATTTAGATCTGCAGCTCCAGTTAGCGTTAAACTGCTACTTAATGTAGTTGCTCCAGTTACACCTAAAGTTCCAGCAATGCTAGTGTTTCCAGAAGCAGCAATTACATTGAACTTGTTAGTGTTGACACTGAAATTGCCTACAATATTTGCTGTGTTGTTTAATGTAGTTGCTCCAGTAACGCTTAGGGTTCCAGCAATAGCAGTATTACCAGAAGCAGCAATTACATTGAACTTGTTAGTATTAACTGAAAAATCATTAACAATATTAGCAGTTCCTGTAATTGTTGTATTACCAGTTATTGAAGCTGTTCCAGTTACATTAAGTAATCCACCAACATAAAGATCTAATCCAACTCCAACACCACCACCAACAATTAATGTTCCAGATGCAGAATTGGTAGAATTTGTAGTATCAAATAATTTAATGCTGCCAGCATCGATACCTGATCTAGTTCCAGTAAATACCTCTGCTGAATTAGTTGCAGCATGTAAAAATACATACCTTGATGCAGAGTCATCCCATCCAAAGAATCCAAGTCTTGCTTGAGTATCAAAATATCTAAATTCAACTCCACGATCTTTGTTATCATCTGATGCTGGAGCAGTATCACCACCGAGAGTAATAATAGGATCATCTACTGTGATGCTAGTTGAATTTACAGTTGTGGTAGTTCCATTTACTGTTAAATTACCAGTGATTGTGGTGTTACCCCCAACCAATAAATTCTGACCAGACGATAATGTTACTGGTGCATTAAATGTGGTAGTAGAATTAACAGTCAGAGCATCTGTAGATGCATCACCGATAGTAACATTTCTATTTGCAAATAGATCGCGGTTTAGTGTTACATCTCCATGAACGGTTAATGTTCCTACGCTATTTGATCCCTGACCAGTTCTACCAATTGTAGTATTACCAGATTCTCCGAGAATCTCAAACTCTACGGTATCGGTGGATCCTTCTTTACCAACATAGAAATCATCACCAACATGTAAATCTTGAACGACACCTAAGCCCCCAGCGATTCTTACATTTGCTGAAGGGTCATTAGCATAAGTTGCATTTTGAGCGTTAGTTGAACCAAAATATGCATGATATCTTACATCAACATTGTTTAGTTTTGATGGTGCAGTTCTAGCTGTTCCACTATCCTTTACATCTAAAGCGCCTGAAATATATAAATCACCACCAATTAGAACATCTTGAGCAATATAAGCACCACCATCATGACGTAATGAGCCATAATCACCACCAACAATAGTAATATCAGTTGCCGAAGATGTATCAACTGTTATATTATTTGTTGATTCAAAGTAAATATTTTGAGCAACGTTTAAATTACCTTCAATATCAGTGTTACCAGTTGTTGATGTTACTTGGAATTTATTTACACTACCATTTGTTATAGTGAAAGTCTTTCCAGTTGTATCTAATACAATATTGTTATGGATTGTAGTAATACCATCAATTTCCACATTAGCATTAAAATCTGCCTTTGCATCAACATTTAATGTGCTATCAAAATCTACTCCACTTACAACATTGAGTGTTCCTTGGATTGTAGTATTACCATTATCTGTATCAACTACAAATTTATTAACACCTGCAGCAGTTCTAATGATAAATTCTTTATTATCTGCAGCAACTATTAAATTATCAGTAATTCTAGATTCCAATTGAACATCTAGTGTTCCTTCAATTACAGTATTACCATTGTCATAATCGACAGTAAATTTATCTACACCAGCAGCAGTTTGAATTTTAAAGTCTCTATTATCAGCCTTTAAAATTAAATTGTGATTAAATTCACCTTGGCTAGTAAATACTGAATTTCCAGCAACGTTTAAATTCTGAGAAATTCCAACACCACCTGTAACAACAAGAGAACCAGTAGTGCTACTAGTAGACCCAACGTTGGAGGTAAGAGCAAGATTACCAGCAACGATACCAGCATCAATACCAGAAAAGACTTCTGAAGTATTCGTAGCATTATATAAGAAACGATATCCACCAGTCGTGCCAGCCAATGTCGTATAGCTTTCATCCCAACCATAGAATCCAAGTCTTGCTTGTGTGTCATAATACTTAAACTCTATACCTCTATCTTTATTGTCATCTACAGTTGGTGTAGTATCACCACCAAGAGTAATGATGGGGTCATCAACAGTAATAGTTGTGGAGTTTACAGTTGTAGTAGTTCCATCTACTTGTAGATTTCCTTTAATTTGAACAGTTCCCGTATTATCATCAATCCCTGCAGGATCGAGAACTATTGTAGAATTTGTTGAGCTAATAACATTATTGATGATGTAAAAATCTTCAATTCTTACATCGTTTTCTACCGACTCTAAGTAAATTTGACCATCAGCTCTTATATTAATTTGGGATGAACCAGATCCTATATTTTGTGATATAATTTCTAAAGTTCTATTTACTGAAGAATTGACATTATGGAAAATTTTTAAATCTCCAGCAGTTCTTTCGATAGTTTGTAGTGGAGACGTTCCAGGTCTATCGAGAATAATATTAGCTGCAGAGATATTAGTATCTACATTGATATCAACGCCCCCAGCCCCAGAATTGTCAACATTGTTAGCAGAAAAAAGAAGGGTTCCAGATACATCATTGACTTTAACGTAATTTAGGTAATTAAATCCTCTATAACCAGATGTTGATGTTAACTCTTGATCTAGTTCAAAATCTTCTTTGCTGTTTCCATCAGCAAATGAAATTCTGTTATTTTGTAATTGAGTATTATCAATTCCTCGATCAGCAATAGTTACATGACCATTTGCATCAACATCAAAATCTTCCTGATCGAAAGATGCTAATCCTTTTTGTTCGGTTAATGCACTTCCTAGATATCTCCACCCATTAGTATCAGAAGTATCAGTATGATTTGGCTCAGCTCCACCAGAAGAAATACTTCTAATCGATTGATATAGTCTTCCAGCTGCTGTTTTTACTTTTGAGTATCTAGCGTATGTAGTAGCAGAACTAAATAATGCATCTTTTGTTCCCTGAGTTGCGGTTGCAATAGGAACTGTTAGTGCAGCAGTTAATCTACCATAACGGTCTACAGTAAATTTTGGTGTATTTACTGTTTCTTGAGGAGAAGCAGATCCAGCTCCCAAAGGAACTGAAGTTTTAGATTCTGTGTTATATGATCCTACAATAACAGTAGTATCTGCTAGATCAATTGTTGGGTTACCACCAACACCATCAGAATTAGAGGTTAAAATTCTTCCTGCTGATCCAGCAATTGACCTAGTAACAGCAACACCAGTTGCTGTTCTTGTAATTAGACCCTGAGATGTCAATCCTGCGATTGCTGATAGATCAGAGTCTAAAGGTTGAGCATCAGTAATACCATATTGTGCTAATGTATTTGGGCTGAATGCGTTAACAATTCTTCCCCTTGAATCAACCTCAAATTGTGTATATGTTCCAGTCGCACCTAAATTCTGAGCATCATAGTGAGGTAAACTTGTAACATAGCCCAATTCTGCAACAAGAGTTAAGTTAGCAGAACCATCAAATGTTCCGCTACCTGTCATGTCTCCAGATAATGTAATTAGACGAGCGTTCGCAAGTCTAGTTGATGTTGCAGCGTTTCCAATTAAGTTTGCAGTAATAGCACCAGCAGAAAAATTACCATCAGCATCTCTTTTGACTAGAGTATTTGCAGTATTGGTTTCTGTTTCTACTGGTCGCTCATATTTTAAAGAATTCCATGGAGTAACGCCATCTCCAATTTTAATTCTAGATGTATCAATTTCAATACCAAGCTCACCCTGTGCAAGAATTGGATTGACATTTGCCCACTGCTGAGCACCATCTCTTCTTAACTGAATTCTATTTGCCATTTTTAAGTAAAACTAAATTGGAGACAGTTCTTCTGGTTTATTTATATTGATAAAATATCCTTAAGTGAGGGTATCTCATATGGATGAGACTGAAAAACTAAACTAAATCTTCCTGGAGCTGGGCAAGATGATACAGGAGGTCTTGCTGAATGTAATATATTTGATTGGAATTTAATTATCCGACCAGGAATTGGATTAATTGATCTTATAATATTTCCACTATCTGCAAATACTGTCTCACCTCCCCAATTAATATCCCAGTGGGTATTAAGATATATTAATATGGTTATACCTTCATCACCATTAGAATCAACATGAAATTTAGGTGAATCGCCATGCCTGAAAAAATTATATATGCACTTTTTATAAGAGCCATCAATATAATTTAAAAATTTCAATGCTAATGGTTCAAACTCTTCTGAGTCGAAGACTTTGCCGAAAGATGCATTTGTATTGTCTCTAATATTATCAATCAATAAATCCCAAGAATATCTTAAGAAATAAGCTTCAGCTTCCTCTATTAAAGAATATGGTATTATGTTGTCGTATATTTCAATCATATTAAAAAGGGGCTTGCGCCCCCAATAAATTATTCTTCTACTTGAGCTTCAACTTCAGATCCATCTTTTGTTAGATATTCTAGAGTTTCGATTGCACCAAGAAGCTTAAGTGCAGTATTTTCGTTTTCTCTTAGCTTAGCTGAGAGTTGTCTATTTTCATTGACAATATTCTCATATCTAGAACGAAACTGTTGGAGAAGTTCTTCCTTTTCCATTACTTCAGTATTATCAATTGTCATTTTTCTTATCCTCAATTAATTTAACTAATAGAGCTTTAATATCACTCATTTCTGATTTTAGCACAGAAACATCACTTTGCAAATCTTGAAATTTTTTCTTATTTCTTTGCCTTGCATTGTATGCTTCGATGTATTTATCATATTCTAATTGGTTGCCATATACGATAGCATTTGTTTTTGCATCTCGAAACCAACCATCTGCATTTTCTACAGGTATTAAATTTTCATCCATCATGATGCTAATGCAATAGATCTAAACTCTTTAACTTGGGGAACAATTGCCTGATTTGTGCTGGTCATTACAATCTTAATTTGATAAGTATCAAACGTTAAGTTGTTAGCAAAGAACTCATAATCTTTAAACGAATTTACAGTTTCTGATGGAGATGGATTATTTTTTCCTTCAGGTGGATTCATTTCTACCCACTTAATTTGATTTGGATTTGTTGTTCCAGATGCCAAGTATGCCTTATAGTAAACTTTGATTTCATTTTGTGGTGATCTATCTGCAGCAAAATCAACCTTAATTGACTTCGATGGTGATAGTAATTTGGCTGGCTTTGTGATATAGATAGCTTCGTTTTGATCGCCATATGGATCAGTAGAAGTATCACCAAATGGATCACCATAACCGTAACCAGCATCACCAGTTCCACCGCCAACCCAGTTATTAATTCTATTAGTTGTTGTGATGATAGAAGTTCTATCTAAGTCAATAATTGGAGAAAGTGTATCTTTTGTTGTAGTTAATATAATATTCAAGGTCATTGATTTATCGCCACTAAGCTTATTATCTTCATTTACTTTAGAGCATATGAGCTTAGGATTACTAAAGTAGTTTGTATCATTTAATACTACATCATCATATTCGCCAGTGTTAACAAAAGAAGCTTGATCAATAATAGAAGTTCCATCACCGATAGATGTTCCTCTAGTTGTATTAACTCTTGCAGTAATATTTGTTTCTGGGAAATTTAAAGTAGCAATTCTTGGAGTTAGTAATTCAAATTGAACATTTTGAGTAGCGTAGATATTATCTCCACCACCAAGAATACCAATGCTAGCCACAGAATTAGTAGACAGTAAGTATTGATCTAAAGTTGGATTTTCAATTGCAGTATGAACTTTATTAATTTCAATTAGTGGAATTCCATCTAAGTTATAACACTCAACTACAGAACCACTAGGGTGATTTGATTCTGAAGTTCCAGCTGCAGCTCTTCCAGATGTAGCTACAGTAATTATTTGACCGTTAGTTGATATTGCAGAATATTGAATAATTTCATTATTGATTTTAATATAACCAGGATTCAAGTTACCAATTGCCTGAGCATTAATAACTTTGTGGAAAGCCGTAGCATCCTGAACGGTAATTGAGTTAGATCCAATATTTAAATCTGCAGTCAATACAGTAGCAGGAACTTCAGAAATTACACCACTAATTTCTACATTATTTTGTCTGCTATGCATACAGTGATTATTGTGTGACACAATAATTGCTTTATCTTCAACTCTTGCTGTTGGTGCTGAGGCTGGATAACCATTTACACTATCACCAGAATATGTATCCGATGAAATTGTTGCACTAACTCCAGATTCGTTTGATAGTGTATCTGAAGAATCAAATTCACCATTCATGTAATTTAACTCTAAAGTCAATGATCCACTTGTATATGAAGTAACAACACCAGTTGTTCCACTATTACTTCCTGTAATAACATCACCAATTGCAAATGTTCCATTTTGTATTGTTGATAGAACAACTGTAGCTAAAGATTGGGATGATTTTATATTTTGGAATATTGCCCCATCACCTTGAACGAAACCAGCAGCCCAAGTTCCAGTAATATCAGTTATGGTAATAGTATTATTTGCTCCAAGTGTGCTAAATGAAACTACTGTTGCCTCAGCATTACTTGGCTCTTGGATTAATCTTGCACCAATAGTGTATGAATATGTATTGCCTGTTGGTAAATTAATTACTCTCTTTGGATTAATTGTTCTAATTGAATTTTCTGCTAATTTAGCAATACCACCATTACCAATACCTAATTCTGAGTTATTGAAAATTACGCTACCAGTATTAGTATTAAACTTAGCTCTATACATTGAGAACTTCAAATCTTCATACTGGTCTGCAGTCCAAGTAGAAGCATTCTGTGATTTAAACAGAACACCAGCATAAGGTTGCTCAGAAATCGTTCTATTTCCCGAAACGTCAATATCACCCATTCTAGAAATCCAGACCCTATATTCATTTGAGTCGGATAGTAATACGAAACAATGCTCTTCAGATTGTTTAATATATACAGGAGCCTTGAATCTAAATCTAGTAGGTATTGCAGCGTTATCTGAAATTTCAATTTGGTCTGGTGTTAATGTAATATCAGAAAATGGCAAAATAATTTTAGATGGATATCCATTTTCCATTGTTCGAACTTGCATTGAAATTGGAACATTGGAATCTTTAGTTGCAAAATAAACATCGACACTAGTTAAGAATACACCGCCAGGCTCATCAGAAATGAACGATTGTGCTAGTGGGTCATACCAACCACCAACTCTAACTTCAGTTCTAGTTGAAGAAATAACCCTACTATCACTGACAGTATCTCTAACCATTGATGCATTGCGAATAGCAAGAACATTTTCTTGAACAGTATTTAATGTTCCAGATGCAATATACTCAGTTTCTGCAGAAGTATCTACAGTTCCAGGAACTCTACTATCAGTTAAAGATGTAGTAAATCTTAGAGTTCTTGTTCCTGTTGCCCATCTTGGATTCGAATCTAAAGCTGGAGATGGAATAAAGAAAGTTCCAGAAATAGATCCAACATTATCAGTAATTAATCTTCTATCTTTAACTACTGCTCTAGCACCAGAAGTTAAACCAACTAATATTTCTCCAATTGCTACATTACCAAAATAATTTGGGCTGATAGTTTCTGATAGTCTAACAGTATCAATATTCAGAACACTCGTTTGTGATGCATAAGATTCTGGTAAATCTTCTTCAGTTAAAGAATATGGATTTTTAACGACACCATCATTTGGTGGAGTTACTAGTAGACGGCATCTGCTAGTTTGACCAACGACAGTTTCACCAATAACAAATGGAGTTTCATTGGTTCTAATATCTTGACCACTATTTTTTACCAATTCAATCACTTTAGGTGTGATATAATTATCAATTAAGATACCATCAAAGAATGCATGGAGTCTAGTTCTTGGCTTCATTCTTTCTGCAGTAAATGCAATATTTCTAGAACGTATCCAAGGAACATTAGTTGAAGATAAGAGAGTATCACCTAGCGATTGTTCATCAACTCTAGGTAGAACTCTGGTTCTAATACCAGTTCTTGCTTGACCAGAAGTAGATGTAGTTGTAGTCGCCCAAACATTACGAATTGGAATATTACCTTCTCTCCAAGAATTAGTCCATGATGCTACTCCAGTCCAGGTAGTTTGCCATGATCCCCATTCAATAGGAGCAAAACCATTATTATCAATATTCAGTCTTCTTGCAGTTGCCTCAAAGTTACCTTCAACTGAAGTAACTCTTCTAGGAACACGATTTGTATCAATCCAATCGTCTGAAGATGGAACAAGATCAATTCTACCCAAATAAGTAAAGACGTTAAATGGGTTTACATTTTCTTGTCTAGATGCATATGGCTGCTCGATGATTTTAAGATCAGTATATGGAAGAGTTATTAATTGATCTGTTTTTTGAATATTTGATGATTGTTGATCATTAAATGCTAATGCTACATTAGTTGTATAATGAGAAGGTCTTAAAATATTAGCAGTAAAATCAATCGATGCTTTGTAATCTTGGTTTTGAATATCAGCAATTCCTTGATCACTGAAGTCATCTACAATAAAACCATTCTTAAGTCTATCAAATCCATCTTCATCTTTAATTGATGTATTTTGAGTCTTCATCTCCAAAAGAGATAGAGATGTATAGTATTCTACATTACCTAAACGCTTATCAATATCACCGATATCCCTCATGGTATATCTTCTATTTTTCTCTCTTAAAATTGCAACATCATTTACAACATCATCTAAGTATGCAGCATAGGATAATGTTGCTAATAGCATTGCATTTTCAATTTTAGATGGCAATTGCTTTTGCTCTTCTGGCTTACCTAAAGCAACAACAAGATTACCTTCTGAATTAATATAAAGCTGGTCAATTCTAGGTAGATAATATGAATAGTCACATCTAAACTCCTCTTCGACTTTCATTAAATCGAATATAGTTGATGCACCAGCACCACCAGCAGTAGAAAATACTCTGCTATTAAAGTCTAAAGTGGCACATGTAACAATAAAAGGAGAACCTACAGTTCCAGAACCAGAAGCCAATTCACCAACTGCTGGTCTAAAATCAATAACATCTCTTGTTCTCTTAGTTGAATTACCTACAGGTATATTTGGAATTTCTGAAAACTTAACTCCAGTATATGATTGATTACTAAAGTAATCGCCCGAAGCTTCGTGCAGGAAATAGTCAAAGACTACAGAAATTTTTCTTCTTGGTGGGGTAATACCTCTACGTCTTACTAATTTAGAAACATCATAGAAATATGAATTTTGATTAGAATCTAAGTAGAATTGATTTGTAATATTTTTACTTCCTAGTTCGATTGAAGTCTCAGTATCTTCAATCAAAGCAGTTAGTGATGAAGTGTCTGCAGCTTCACCTGTAATCTCTTCCCCTGGTAAAAATGGAATACTATTCAATGAGACATTGTATAGTTTTAAGTCAGATGCATTGAAAGATATCACTCTAGCTCTAGCGCCAGATTTACTTCCAACAATTACTGTTCCAGTAGCGAAGAATACAGTATCAGCAAGGGTTACATATGGAATCTTAGGATCATTATCATCTAAAGATTCATAAACAGCATGAAGCTTATAAGCATCATTTACACCTAGAGATATTTCTGGGTCTTCAATTCTTGTTCCATATAAATTACCATACGCCAATCCAAACTTCTGAACATCATTATTCGATTGAGTTCTAACTGCCTTCAGAACACGCATCTTAGATGCAGTTTTGATTTTTTTCGTAACAACGTTTTTAGAAACCGCTGCAGTTAGTGTAACTGTATTGACGTTAGTTAATCCAGAGATTGTTATGCTTTGTCTAGTTGCACCAAAGCTTACAGTTAATGTTCCGAGAGTGTTTAAATTATCAATATCTAAATTATCGCCAACATCCCAAACTGACCCAGTTTGGGATGTAATTGTTAACACATAATTTTCAGAATTTAGAGCTGCAAACTGTTGATTTTCTGGAAGAGATAAAGTTATACCTCCAGCAATTACAGTTTTATTTGCAAACTGCTGCATGGTTACAAAGCTTTCATCATCTATTGCACGAATTGCCTCTTTTGGCATATCAATCGTCAAGTCACCAGAATCATCAACTTTTGTGAATAGAATAGGTCTCAATCTAACAACACTATTGTATGATCCATCTGCTACGGTTCCAATAGTTTTTGCAACATCTAAATCTGCATGTTGAACGAGATAATCAAAAATTGGATCAGTTCCACCATATTGATTTTGAGAAGTTATTTGAATCGCATCTTGATTTACTAGCTCAACTCTAATGGTATTATTTCCAGAGCTATTTGATGCCGAAACTGCTAGAACATCTCCAGGTCTTAGATCATTTTCAAATTTAGATAAGAAACCTTCAATTCTGTTATTTGTCGTTTTATCAATCTTAAATGATTGACCGACCATTGGATATGCACCATTTAAGCTTAAATTAGCAGAGAATGTAATTTGGCTTAATGTATTTCTACCAACAACTTGTTTAGTATCGGTAAATTCATAACTAAAGTTTGCTCTAACTTCTGCCAGAACTCTACTATCTCTTTCTATAATTTCATTGTTTACAAATTTACCACTAACCTCAATTAATTTAATAGTAGTTCCAGTTGAACTAGAATCGATAAATCCTCTTGCTCCAGAAGTTCTTCCAACAATAAGATCACCAGCAGAAACTTGAACAGATGATCCCAAATTCAGAACAGTATACATCTGAATATCCATCAGATATAAATTATATTCTGTATTTTGTTGCATTAACTGAATAGCTCTTGCCTTTCCAATTACGCTTCCAGCAGTAGAGCCTCTAACCGAATTCCAGTTATCTCTTAGTTCTAAAGTTTGATATGCATTGGCAACACCACTTCCAGTTAAGTTAGGCCAGCCAAATACATTATAAACTTTTACAAATTGACCTAATTCGAATGGGATAATTCCATTCTGAACAGACTCTGAAGTTCTTGGCTTAGGAATGGAAACGTATTTTGGAGTAAGAAGATCCATTCTATACCCCTGAACATAAGCAATTCCAGGAGAAACTTCAATTGCAGCGTAATCCTCACTTGCAGTTACACCATCTGGAGAAACTGTTCCTCTAGGATAAACGCCATTATTGAAGAAATCGTCTAAGTGTTCGCGGAGATTAATTTGGAATGGCTTAACAACATAATCACCAGAAGTTTCATATGTTCTTCTAGCTAAAGCTTTTTCTAATTCTGAATATTCTGTTTTATTTACAAATTGCTCTACTTTTGAATTATTGAGTCTTAACAGTTCAATAAAGTTTTTATCTGTATCATCATTTAAAGCTTTCTTAACTAAAGAAGTTTTAATGCGGAATCTATGAGATCCTGGAGCCGAATAGTTTGAAGATCCAATTGCATTATCATTTAGAGATGGATCATCTTCTGGTGTAATAATAGATTCAGAAACTTCTAATCCGATTCTGTAAGATGGATTATTTGTATACTGGTCTAGAATTAGATATGATGAAGGAACATCAACAAAATGACCTCTAATAAAATAAACCCCAGCATTAATATACGCTACAGATCCAATTGCGCTCGATTTTGTTGGAAGCATTTGAGCGAATGGTGACCCAATCTCAATAAGAGTATTACCAAAAGTAATTTCAGTCTCTGCAATTAATTGTTCGTTATCTACAAACTTTTTATTTGAAGTCGATGAATAGTTATCTGCGGAATCCAAATATTTCACATATAATGAAATATATCCTCTGCTGGATTCTGTTGCAGGAATACTATATAATACCTTTGCCCTAATATCCGTTGTTAACCCTTTAATAATTTTCCCTGTTAATTGTTCTCTATAAGTTTCAACATTAACACCCAAGAAATTCTGTTGTAATAGAATTACACTAACATTCAGGTCATATCCAACTTGACCAGGAATTACCATCGCACCTTCTTTGAAGAAGTGCTGACCGATGTTCTCAATCTGATTCTGTAGAATAGATTGAAGCGTGGTTAATTCTCTAGCCTGAATTGGGTATCCAGGTCTAAATAAAACTCTATAGAAATTTTTAGCCTTATCGAAATCGTCAAAATATGGGCTAATATTTAAATTGGTATCCTGGGGCATTTTCTTAGAACTCGACTACAATTTTGATGTCTTCAATCTGATCGTTGGCGCGGGAAATCGCTCTTCTGTTATCTATATAGATAATCTGACCAGAGTTCTTTTTGATTTCTGGTTTAGCATAACCATTTGTAAAACTCATACCAAGGTCATATTCAGTGTTATTAATGACTCTTGTTGATGCTCCAGAAACAATTGGGAAGTTAATATCTGGATCTGCAGAAACACCAGAAGAAGAGCCAGTAATTGTGTTTCCTCCTTCAAATTCAATCAAGCTTCCAGTAATTTCTGGGAAAATACCATCAACCCTATCTTGATAGTATTTCAATACTTTGGTTGTTGAATTCCAGCTTACAACTCTTCCTCTAGCTGTTACTGATTGACCACCAACAGTTCTTGACTGGGTAATAATTTCATCTGTCTGGAAATTACCCGTAAATGATGGGGAGAAAATTACAGCTCTTGTTCCAGACAAAGTTAATTCTGTAGTCAACTCTTCAGTTCCATACTTAAGAGGATTTAGAAGCAATCCGATTCTTCTATAATCATTATCTACAGGGAAATCTCCAGAACCTTCATCATATGTAAACTTAGTATTGATCATAATTCTATAACCACCAAGCTCATCTACTGGATCTTCACCATGACCACCAGCAGGTGGAATCACAACGTTAATTTGAGCCCCCGAACCAGTTCCAGAACCAATACCATTAATTTCATCAATAATAATTTTTCCAAATGAGTAATTCGATCCACCAGAAGTAACAGTAGCACTTACAACTTTACCTCCGTCTACAACAATAGACACTCTTCCACCAATACCATCACCTTTAATGGGAACGTTTTCATATGTTCCATTATTGTAGCCAGATCCAGAAGATGTAATAACTACAGTATCAATTTCTCCTGCTGCAGCATCAGATTGAACTGCACTGTCACTTAAAACAGGCATATAATCGCCAGAGAAGAATTTTAAAACTTGACCAACTGGAATAGTGTAAAGGTATTTCCATCTATATCCATCTGCTGTAGTAATGATAGATGTTGAAGTGCCAGTTGGTTCTACTGTAGATGGCTTTCCATTTGGATCTGAAGGTGATGTTCCGTTGTATATACACTTATATACTTGATACGAAGAATTCACCACATAGAAATCCGCATCATATAGCTTTGTAGCACCAGAAGATGCTGTTTTCAGTGAAGAATAGTCATGGCTATACATGTCATATACATAACCCAATCCTCCAGTTGTTTGCTCTGGTGGAATCCAGTCAATTCTTCTGACTACTGGAACCACATCATTAGCAAGAACTCTTTTCATAGAGATCAAATCATCATAAACGTCTGTAAATTCCTGAAAAGAATCTACAGGAGTTGGTGGGTTATTTTCATTATCCCAATCATATGGTCTACCAATAAACACATATAGACGGTCACGATTTGTTCCCGCAGCAATATCGCTCTGAGTTTTATCAGATCCTTCAAGAGCTTTGATAAACTTTTTTGCGGTAAAAATTCTAAATTGGTCAGTTAATAATGCCATAACTGAGATTAAAAATTATTTCTTATACTGTATATTTATAGTTATTCTTCCTCATTTCTAGCATATACTGGATATGATCTTTGAACTAAAGTTGCAGTTGCCCCTGAAGAATTGCCAACTAAAGATTCCCCAACAGAGAATAGATGATTTCCATTATATTCTACGGGAGATTTCAATGTTAATATTGATGTTGTTCTATTAAACGATACAACCTCAGCAGAAACAGTAGAAGTTCCTCCAATGACGGTTTCTCCTATAACATAACTAATAGTTGAGATATTTCTAATCTTAAATTCAAGTATAGCTTCATACGAATCGCCATCATTTAACTGACCAGCAGATGATACAGATGCTAGTAGTTTAGAGCTACTAGAATCAAATATTTTGTCTCCTTGCTGGAATAATGTTGTGCTTTGACCTCCTACCGTCTCTTCAATACCATATAATGATGTTGAAATGCCGCCATCTAAATTAATTTTATTTTCATATTCAGTTGTAGCATTAATCAAATCTGCTATACCATCAGGCTGCCCATTTAAGTTAATATCAAGAAATGCACTATTGGGTAGTATTGTTATAGGGCTTGTAAATAAGAAAATTCTAGAATTTTCTTTTTCTACTACAGTATGTGGTGCAACACCAGTAGCTGATGAATTTGCTGTTCCTCCAGTGAATGAAATAACTGCAGATTTTTCTCCAGATCTACCTCCATCAATAAACGCCAATTCATCAACTTCAAATATAATGTATAATGCTCTATTAATTGGATCCCAATCATAAACTTTTGCTACTTTATTATTTGAAGATTCAACTTCTCTGATAATTTTATCAGCTACATTAAAATTATAATTTGAGATTCCAGTTTCTGGATCATTTGCCAAATCATCAAGTATTACCTTTTGGTCAAATTTAAAGTTGACGCCCCTATCGCATCCAGTAAATTGAGTGGATGTTTTTCCAGTATAACGAATAATTTCTCTTCCTAATAAAATTTTACCAGAACCTGGATATGGGTCAGTAGTTTCAACATCAATAAAGTTTTGACTTGGAGAAATATCCTTAGTAATACCTGTTAAATTATATAAAATAGCATTTAGTGATTGTCTATTTCTGGTTGTTTTTATTAGATTTGTATCTCTAGTAAAAATTACTTGAGGTGGGTTTATAAATCCTCCACCAGGATTTGTAACGGTAATATCAGTAAGCGAACCAAGATCAATTGATGCTTTAGCTTGCGCACCAGATCCTCCACCACCGATTAATTGGATTAATGGAGGAGTTTCAAAGAACTCTCCAGCATTAGATATATTGATATCTGTAACTACACCAAATTCGTCAACATTAGCTACACCAGCTGCACCTTGACCACCACCTCCAGATATTACAATAGTTACATCACCAAGTTCATAGTTTTGCCCAGGATTTTCTAAAGATAAGCCAGTAACTAATCCAGTTATTGGAACTAATTGAACACCTGAGCCACCGCCACCTCTAATGTATGCTCTAGCTGAATTAGAGCCAAAATAACCATCTCCATTTTCAAATACTTGAATATAACTTATAGATCCACTTGGATTTAATACGGCTCTAGCTTTTACCTTAGTTGCATTTTGAACCAAAGGCTCAACAATAACTTCTAATGGTAAATATCCTTCACCAGGATCTATAACTTCAACAGCTTGGATTTTACCATCAGTTTTATTAATAACTGGTCTAAGTATTGCTTCTCTTAAAGGGGTTCCACAGTTTGAAATGGTTAATCGTGGTGGATTATCAGGATCATATCCTTCTCCACCATCGATAACCACAATATCCTTAACCCCATATATGCTATTGAATATGGGTTCAATGACTGCACCGCTTCCAGGAACTGTTCTTGCCATGTATTATCTGATTGTAATGGTTCCGATCATTCCACTATGAATGGTGCATTGATATACAATGCTATTTGGAGCATCCATTGGAACAGTCCAGTATTGATAACCAGTTTGAGTGCCAGTTAATCCACCAGTATAGTCTACTCCACCGCTATTAACATCTGCAGTTCTTAGTGCAAATGGATGAGATGCTCCAGTCATATTATTGAAGATATAAGTAAAGCCTCTGTATACAATTAAAGTTGGATCATCAGTAGTGTTACTTAATCCAGGACCAGTAAATCTATATGCAGACTGCCCATTTGATGATATCGAATAGTATAAAACTGGGCTAGGAGCGTCTTCCCAATCTTGAAGATTTTTCCATAAAGAACTTCCTGTTGTTGGAGCAGAAAGAGTAACATCAGTTAATGTATCCAAGCTTGATATTACATCTCCACTATAACCAATTACTAGTCTTCCATTACTGTCTATATTTGTTGCAATACTTTGACCGCCAACAACAGATAAGCTAGAAGTTGCAGTTGTAGCAGCAATTGGTGTTCCAGTATCAGCTATAACTGAAGTGAATGTATTTTGAATTACATTTGGTGAACTATTTGTAATAGTTAATGTTTTGCCACTAACAGCAGTTGTAATCCCAGTGCCACCATTGACTGTTAATGTGTCAGTAGTTGTAGTTGCACTAGTGCTTCCAGACTGACTACTTATTGTTTGGAATACATTTTGTGATAATGCAGCATTAATAGTTAATGTATCTCCAACAATTGATGTAGTAACTCCAGTTCCACCTCGAACATTTAAAGTATCATTAATTGCAGATGCTGTTGTTGTTCCACTATCTGCTGTGATTGTCTCCCATAGATTTTGATTTATACCAGTTCCTTCACCAGTATTATCATTTCCAGGGATCCATTTTCCCGACGTTGAGTTCCACTTTAAAACTTGACCATTAGCTGGAACAATAGATGTATCTACATCTGATAATTCATTTATTGAAGAATTTGTGTCTAGTAATTGTGTCCAATTGCCAGAATGCGCAAAATAGCTATGTGCAGTTCCATGAACATGGGCAAACATACCATGATGCTCTCCAGCATTTGGCAAATCAGAAATTGACTCATAAAAGCATGAATATTTCAGATTGCCATCTAATCCATCAATATAAACTTTCGCTTGTTCGCTACTACCTGTGTGTAATTTGATATCTCCAGAACCACCAGGCCTTAGCCTAATATCAGTATTTGTTGAAGAAGTTATCAATTTGCCATTAACATTCAAATCTGCACCAAGAGTATCATAATGCCCTGGCGCAAATTGACTTCCATTCCATTTTAATACATGATATGCAGCTGCATTATCTGTATTAATTTGAATATTGCTACCGTCACCAATTACATTATATAATTCATCAAATACAGTGTTGATTTTGATAGCACCGTCTCTAAGACTATCGCCAGTTCCATCATTAGCTATGCCGCCTATGTTTATATTTTGCTTTGCCATAACCTTAGGGTTTTTATCTATTTATTTAAGTTGCGTCGAAAGAAACGACAGTGGTATCTAGAGTAGTGTTAGTGTCATCAAATGTTGTTCCTGCACCTTGACCAATTCCAGTTACAGTTAGAACTGCAGCATTTGAAATTAATGGCGAATTTGTTGCCTGAGGGGTAATTCCAACAGGTCCTCTAACTTGACATCTAAATCTATATCCTGTCATATAGGAAATAGTTGTCAGGGAATATGTAGAAGATGTTGCCCCATTAATATTTGACCAGGAGAATCCATTATCCGTTGATCTTTGCCATTGATATGCTTTATTCCTGTCTTCGGGTTCAATTGCAGCTGCAATTGAAAATGTTGCAATTTCTCCAGAACTTGTAGTTACATTTTGTGGCTGTAACGTAATTACTATTGTAGAAGGACCAGAAACTGGAGGCTCTACTGGAGGCTCATCAGGATCAATTGGATTGGCGCCATTATTTAATGGTGCTTGAATAGTTTCTCTAGTAGACAACCCAATAATAAAGGGAAATTTAGGAACATCTACATCTTCCGAATCGACAGTTATAAAGTATGCATAAGTTCCATTAGGATATTCTGGAGTTCTACAAAATCTTCCATTATGTGAATCCAAATCTCCAAGATTTACTAGATATTCCCAGTCTTGTATAAATGAACCATTCGGTATAGACTGATAAGTTGGTCTACCAACAGTAAGGGTAGTTTTTAGGCGATATGATGAAACCATAGTTCTCACTTCAGATCTATTATTCCATGGTTCATCATAAGAATAAGGTCCGTATATTGGAAAGCCATCAAAAGATATACCCAAAACCTTACTATGACCATCTGGATGCCTTAGATAGTCATTATTATATTGACTAGAACCATAATAATCATTATATGTTCTCATGGAATTTACTTGATTCCAACAAGAAATAAAGTTTCCATCGTCGTAATGATATTGCCCAGAATCATCTGGATTACCACCACATAAATCTTCACCAAAAGAAAGATATGCAGAATCACCAGCAGCAACATAATTAAATCCTTGTGGTGGATTTCCCTCAATACCAGCAGAAGAATTGAAAAGTATTACACCATTTGCAGATATTCCAATTGCACCCAAAGGCAGCAAATTGGATTGAGCTTCATCATAATACATGTATGTACCAGATGCAGTCTGATTATAGCTACAATTAAATGTTAATGTGGTATCTGTAGATAACCAAAATGTTCCAGGAGTAGATATACTTACTGTTCCATTATAACGATAAACTCTAGATACATTTGTATTATAGAAATTAAAATATACCAAATCATTTACATTTATATCACTCAAATTATCATCATCTTGAAATTTAGGAAGATCTTGAGGATCAATTTGAATAGTTATTGTAGTTCCAGTCTGAGACCAAGTATTAGATACAAAGGTTTTCCCAGTACCAAATGTTCCACCTCTATACAGAAATGCATGTGAAAAATTTTGAGCTAATACTCTATTTTCGTTTTCTGTATTAGGAAATGTTCCATAAATTACTGGAGATGGCAATCCATCTCCAGTAACAGAAAGCTGGTTTGTGGATATATTTAATGAAGCAGTGGCTGTCATTTTTAATTTTATTTATTCGTCATTGAATATTTGAACTGGGCTAAACGCTGCCAACACTGTGGCACCAGTTTGAACCGATAGAATTGCAGAATTACTATAAACTGGAATGCAACCAATAGCTGTTATCACAACTCTATATTCGTCTTCATTATCAATTTGTTGTGTTGGTGATGTAGTATAAGTTGCTTGATTGGCTCCAGGAATGTTATTCCATGTTGTAGTTGCATAATCTTTCTTCTGCCATTGATAGCTAAGAGTAGATGTATTATCTACCGTTGCAACGACAGTAAACGATGCAATTTGACCTTGACTTACAGTTAAATTGTGTGGCTGAGATGTGATGTTAATAACACCAAGATCAATAATAATTGGATTTCCATCTTCATCGATACCTTCTCCAGCTAGTAAATCAAATCCATTATTAATAGGAGCACCAACAGGAGATTCGAAATCATCAGGAACTGTAGTTTCAACAGATACTACAGGTAATGAATATCCGATACCAGAAGATTTAACATCAATACGAGAAACACCAACTAAAGCTTTAGCTCTACCATTAAATCCTGTTGATGAGATGATATCAACTTGTGGTCTTTCTTCATAACCACTTCCAGAAGAAGTAAGAATAACTTCTTCAATACGACCCTTAGTAATTTGAGCTATAGCTAAAGCATTTCTACCTTTAACTGTTCCCGTATATTCAAATGTAGTCAATGAGTTCGAAGACTCAATAAGTGCTACTGTTCTATTTCCAGTTTCACCTTCAATCTGTAGAAGATCCCCAGCCTCAACTGGTGGAATAATGTCTGCAGATACAACGTCAGCATCAGAACCAACATATGAGAATGCAACGAAAGTAGATCCAGCTCTAGGAACTTCAGCAAATATAATTCTAGAACCAACTAACTCAAAGCCAACTCCTGGTTCTTGGAGAACACCATTGACAGAAACAATAATATTATTTTCTGGTCTAATGGTATTAGATTGAACACCATCAGTTAATGTTAGTGAGTAGAATACACCATTCAACTTTAAGTTGAATGAATTTCTAAGAGAGTCAAAGTCAAATGATATATCATCGAGCTGCCTTAACTTACCAACATAGAATCCAATGAATTCTGAGTTAGCTGATGGAGGCTCAGTAAATTGAATTTGATCTGAGAATGCAGTAAATGCATTATTACCACCAGGAGGTTGTAAAATACCATTTACAAACACCAATAAGTGACCAGCTGGATCTGGGAAGTATGGTTGACCGTTCGCAATCGATAATTTAAATGTTGTCTGAGAACCATCAAATCCACGGAAATATCTAGAAACTCTTGCCATCAAGTCTTTTGCTGTAGCTACAGCAGCAGACCATCCATTATTACCAACAACAGTCATGTTGTCATAAAATTCACCTCTTACATCTTGCAGCCAAATTGTGGAATTGTTTCCAAGTTTATCAATTTTTACTACCTTACCATAAGAAATTGCATCTGTTCTATCAATTCCTGAAATTAGAGAGTAAATTACTGGGAAGTTAGATCCAGCAAATTTACCAACAAAAACTCCAGGTGTTAGAAGATCTTCAATAGTTGCTTCATCACTTACATCAATAGCAGAATATTGAACATCCGCAATATAAAGATCGTGTATACCTTCTAATGGTCTATAATCATATTTTGTAACTGTTGCTTTCCAACCAGGATTTTTCTTAACTGCTCCTTGTAGAAGGAATACCTCATCCCCTGGATTATATGTAGCTGCAATACCAGTATCTACTACGTTATTAGAAATTGATAATTTAATTATTTCAGTTCCATTAATGTAGTCACCTAGAACTAATTCTGTAGAGCTATTATCATACATTACTAATATTTTTTCAGTTATAGAACCATATACAACTTCACTTACATTCCATGATCCATTTACAGTTTCTACATCTAAAGTTAATTTACCACCAACAGTAGATACGATGCTTCCATAAGAAGGCATGTAATTGGAAATTGTAGCCTCAACCGAATCTTCTTCTTTGAAAATTACATCACCTGCGACAAACTCACCCATGAATGGATTTATCAACATATTATTGCTTACAGAAGAAATTGTTGCAGTAGTTCCAGTTTCTAAACCTTCAATAATATTTCCAACTGATATCGTTCCAACAATATCAATCAAATTGATATATGTTGAGCCATTGGTTTCATAAACTACCCCTCTATTAGTTGTTGATCCTTGAACAACGACAGTTTCCCCATTTGCAAACCCAAAGTTTTCTGGAACATTGGAAATTACAAACTTACTATAAAGTTTTACAATCTTAGCTTTGTTGTAAGTTACAAAAATCAATTCACTATGTGCATCACTAGTAGTTCCGTAAATTACGTCAGCGGGATTAAATCCACCTGAAATTGGAGTTGGGGTCTTACTTCTATCACCATTGTATGTTGCAACTCTCTCAATACCAGTTCTTCTGGAAATTCTTAATTGCTGAGATGCATTGTTTGTATTTCCAATATTGAAAGGTCTATCTTGAGATTTTATTTCAGGCTTAATTGTAAACGAAGATGCAGTTACATTTGTAACATAGAAATAATCGTTAGCTACTAACGATGTAATTGATTCACCTAAAGGAATATATTCTAATATATCACCAATTACAAATTTATGAGTTCTATTGATCGTTGATCCAGTGGAAGCAACGTCGCTAGAAGCAATGAAAGTTACAGAATTTGTAAGAGGTAACTTGCTATATCTCAATGAATAATCATAAAGATTGAATAATGATCTTAATTTAAATTCTAAAGTTTCAATATCCAGCAATTCCATCGATATTGGATATTTTTCATTAATATCAAAATTATCTGGAAATACCCAAGATGGCTCAAATGTTATTGGTGATGGGTTTGGAAGTGTTTGATTACATGCACTCAAAGTCAGAGTTTCAATACTATCTAAGTGTGCTAGCAATCTAGTTCTATTGATATTTGCGAATGCAATAAAATTGCCCTCACCATCAAACCAACTGTTAATATGTTTGATTGTATTTGCATTACCGCCAGTAACCAAATCATGTCTTATTGACTTAATAATTTCATCTGCAAAATCAACGGTTCCAGTATAGGATGGATTATTTAATAGAACTTGGGCATATGACTCTTCTCTGATGTAGCGGTCATTATTATGAATTAGGCGTGATGCATTCTTTTCGGTTCTTCCTGCGGGAACCAATGTCTCAATCATAGTATCAAATAAGATACTAATTGCAGATCTTACATTATCGCAAGTGTATTCTTGATACTCTGTATTACCAGAATATGGTAACGTCTTTGTGATAGATGTGAGATAGTTTACATTATTCTCTGCATTTTCTACAGTTTCAATTAAAATATTAGAAAGAGTAAATACTGCACTAATCACATCTGCACAAACTTGACCCCAAGATGGAGCAGATGTGTCATATACAACTGTCACATCTCTCTCTACACTTCCAGATGAATACTGAACGGGCCAGATAGTTGGAAGAGTAAATGGTATAGTTCCATTAGTAATTGAGATAGGATTATTGATAGTATCCGTAATTACTGACATTAAGCTAGTAATTGACGATGCTACAGCCTGACAAGTTGGATTTTGGGTATCTAGAGTAGGAACAGGAGAATAGAATGTTTGTGTTATACCATGAGTTCCCTGAACACTAATGGTAGTATTTCTCATTACGCTAATAGCCAAATCACGAGCCTTATTGAAAATCCAGATAGATTCTGCCGCTTGTGATGTGATGTGCTGTAAATTATTTGAAGAATTTACATACTCATTTGCAGCATAGAATACCCAATTATTTCCACCATACTGAAGATTAAAGACTAATGCCTTTAAGACATCCTTAACATCATCAACACAATTTTGACTTCCACCAGGAATTACTAATCCTGGATATTGTTGTGTTCCTAAGTATACAGCTTCATTTGCAATAAAATTAATATTCTTTTCAATAATTCCTGCTGCATCGAGATGACTATCAGATACTGCATTTCGCATGTAGGTTTCAACAGGCTCATTTTCATTTCCTCTGATGTTGTCTCTACCAAATCCATTTCTTATAGTTACTGCAGCAATGTCACGAACTAGCTTAAATACTTGCTTAGTTGCCTCAGCTTCAGATTCAATATATAATAATCCATTATCTTCTGGATCAATATACATTGATGCTGCTTCATATGTTCTAGAATTTCCACCGAATCTAAGATCGTGGATCATTGCATCTAGAATATCTTCAACATCATCAGTGCAATTAACTCTACCACCAGGAACTTCAAAAGTATGATACTTAGTGAAGTTCTGCATGGTCAACACAGCTTCTTCTGCAATAACTTTTTTATTTCTCTCTAGAGCATTAGCTGCATCGATGTATAGATTATAATTAGAACGTGATGGATCATAACCTTTAGGATCTACAGTAATTGTTGGATCTCTATAAGGCTGCTTAATAGTATATGCTGCTGAATAATAATCATCTTGATATGTAACTGGTGTTCCAGCAGGATATACTTCACCTTGTGCCGATAATAGATTGTTTATTGCCTTCAGAGTTAAGAATTTAGTAAATTCTAATGCATCTGACATAGCAAGCAATTCATCCTCAACCAATACAACATTTTCATCTTGATCAATATAGAAATCAATTGCATTATTGGTTGCCGAGTTTCCACCAGTTATTATATCTGTAATTATAGCTGGTAAGATATATTCTCTAATATCTCTAGCACATTTACCAGGGAGACCTGGCATATTTAATTTATCTTCATTGACGCTTCCTACAGTTACTGTATAGCGATCTTCTAACCAACCAACAACTTCATCAGCAATGAAGTCTCTATTGAGCCAAATTAAATCACCAGCATCTCTAAATCTATGCCCAGTTGGAGCTAGATGATCAACAATAATATCTCCAAGAGCAATTATTTCATCAAGTATAGTTTGTGATATGCTGGTAGTTAAAATTCCAGGAACTCTAAGAATATTTGTATACTCTCCTTCCAGTGGATCCGTGTCTGCTTTTTCTAAAAGCTCAACACATAATTTTACAGTTTCTCTCCAAGCATAAACAGATTGTAATAATTCATTTGAAATATATTCGACAGAATTATTTCTATTAATATAGCCTTTAGCTGCAATTATGCTATTGAAATTACCACCATACTTAATATCGGATATTATGGCAGGAAGAATAAATTCCTTTGTATCACGAATGCAATAATCCAATCCACTTCCATATGAAGGATATGTGAATCCAGGATATCTATTTCTTAATCTACCAACGACTTCTTCTGCGATAAAATCTATATTCTTTTCGATAACAGAAGCTGCAATTCTATGGTTATCTCTGGATAAATCAACATCTTCAATTAGGATTATACTATTTTGTGTATCAATTGATTTGATAGTAGTAGATGATGCAGTTCTTCCACTATATTGAGCATATACTTCATGCTCAGCAAGAATGAATGGCTTGTTTGCAGCTAAACCAAATGATAATGCATCATCATCATTATCATATCCAGTATTTGGTGTGAAGTTTGCATTGTAATCCGCAATACCTTTCTTGATTTGTATGTTACTCATGTAACCATACAATCCATTTCCACCATTAAATGCAGCACCAATAACAATTTGTTTATTTGAATAATTATTAGTATCTGTATATGTTGTAGCTGCTACAGTTCCATTATGATAGAGTTTTAATACCCCAGAGCTTCTTACTAAAGCAATATGCTTCCAAGTATTAATAGTAACTGCAGAAGATAACTGAATTAATAGAATACCAGAATAGTATACTTTTAAATCTGCATTATCTAATATAATGCGAAGGGCAGTATCACTAGCACCACTAGTTCTAGTATCAATTAGAGTTTGAGTTAAATTATTTCTAGAAGTTCTATACCAGAATTCAATAGTAAAATCAGAAGATGCGCCAAATGCTACTCTATCACTTGATGGATAACTTAAATATTGAGCGCCAGCAGAAAATGCAAATGAACCAGTCGCTGATGGTGCAATATTTTTTGAAGTTGTGACACCAACATTAGTAATTAAACTATTAGTGATGTATTCATCCTGTGTATATGAACCAGAAATATTTTTAGTGTAAATCCACTTGAAAGCAGTATTCACACCAATCACCGAAGCTGTAGCTCCAGAAGTAATACCTTTTATAGTATCTCCAAATGCAAATAATCCTGCAGATTTATTTGCATATGAAATCTTATTGCTTCTTATAGTTTCACCTTGTAAGAAATTACCAGTCAATGAACCATACTTTACCTTAGTATTTTTAATGGTTTCTTTCTCATCAAATGCACCAGTTGCTCCAGTATAGATAACCTCAATATTTCTAGCCTCTTCAAAATCTAAGAAATCATCGTTAATTAATACTTCAGAATCATATAGTTTTGTTGGATTGATTACTGTTTTTGAGATATCATCGAGAATAATATTTGGGTTTGTGGTAGAAACTAATCTTTGGAAGATTAATCCAAAGAATGATGATCCAGAACTAATTTCTACAGTATCAACTACACCATCCGTAACTGGATCTCTATATGGTGCAATAAATGTAACTTTAGCTGCAATTTTAGAACTTAGTGAATAAATGATATCATTTAATTTGATATTAAATTTACCAGATTCGAATTCTGCAGTTCCAGATGTTCTACTAATAGCAATTTCATTAGTAATTACACCATCATCCAGATTGGATTCTTCTACAATAGCAATATCGCCCTTAGTATTTGTTATTGTTTCCTTAGTTTCTAGAATTGTTTTACTTGTTACTGGTGTTACCGATACTATATTTGCTTGGAATCCATATGCAGTTGCTAATAGAATTTCATTAGTTTGGAAATTGCCTTGAATTTCTACAACATCAATAGTAGTAGTTCCACTGTCAATGACAGTAGCTATAGATTCAGTAGTCAAGCCACTAACTTTAGCACCCAATTCTGGGAAAATGCCACTAATATTATCTAATTCAATTCTGTATATTTGAAGTTGATTGAATCTAGCAGTTCTGTATACAACTTTTGATGGGGGCTTAGGTGGTTCAGTGAAAATAATATTTGCACCATCAGTTACGAATGCTTGACCTGGAGCCTGAATAATACCATTCAATGTAATCATTATCTGATTAGCATTTGCAATTACTTGCTCACCCTCAACATAGATTGGGAATGAAGTTCTAGCTCCATCGAAGTCTAAACTAATATCATCAATTTTTTTGACAATTGAAGTCAGAATTTCCTCTGAAGATGTAAGTCTCTTCTTTCTGAAAAGAACTTCAGTGTTATTATATGTTGTATAGATTGGCTGCGCTGCAGCAAATGAAGTTATCTGATTCGAATTTGCATAGTTTGTAATATTAACTTGTTTTACTGCATCAGTAATTACTTTTCTACCAGAAATATCTTTACCACCTGAAATTTCTAACTGACCAAACAGCTTAAATCCAACGGGGTGATTATTTTCGAGAACGGTATTTTTCCAGTTGTTAATTGGAATACTTGATTTAATGATATACGAGAAGTTCTGATAGAAGAACGAATCTTGAATTTTTTGAACAATTTCAGATGGCTTTCCAATATCATCGATAAACTTACCTGGAGTAGTGGTAATTGAATCGATATTCAACACACCTCTAGCATTGCTTAAGTTGTCAATAACACCAGATGCTCTAGAAATAATACCAGTTACCTTTTCACCTTCTTTCCAATCTCCCGTATAATTTTCAATCTTTAAGATCTTAGGACCAATTTGCCAGCCACTATTCTTCGAAACATATCCAAATGCTGAAGCTGTTTCTACATTGTCACCTTGATATACCCTTTCACCTTCTAAGAATCTAGAAGTTTCTACAATAGCTTCAGCTTTACCACCAAACACTTCTGTTAAGATTACCTGTCTTCCTGAACCTTGAGTTAAGAAAGTAATTGCGTTTCCACTTAATGCATCAGCTAAAGTTAATGCAATTTTCAATTGGTCAGATTCTAATGAATTTTCATCACCAGAAATTGCATAGTATACCTGACCAGCAATAAGTGCAGTCAAACCAGCAGATGATGGCTGAGGTAAGATTCCAATTTCAGAACCAATATTTTCTGCTCTCAATTGAACCTCAGATCCAGTTGTAATACCATGAGGAACGTTAAACTGAAGATAACCTAAGTCTACGTTAACAACATAGTTAAACTCAGATTTCAATGTAACTGTAGGCTCAGAAGAGTATCCAGATCCTGGATTTTTAATTAAAATTTCAGATAGTCTGTTATTTTTAACAATTGCTTCTGCTTCTGCTCCAGATCCACCACCACCTTCGATTACTACTACTGGAGCTGAACTATAACCAGAACCTGGATCTATAATTTTAATTTGTGATAGAATTGAAGTATTGAATAATTGTAGGTTGATTGGGAATGTAATTTCTGGTTTTAATGTATAATCATGTGAATATCCAAAGCCAAATTCATTATTCTTTAATTTCTTAATCTTACCGATATTCTTACCTGTTAAGAATACTGATGCACCACTTCCCTCATCGGGAATAACTACATTCAATTCTGCACCAGAACCACTTAAACTAGGCCCTAAAATACCAGGAATGCCGTCGATATCGATAGATGCAAACGTATATCCCTTTCCAGGGTTAGTTACAAGAGCTTCAGTTATAACACCTGTGTCTAAAACAGGATCATTCGTAACTGTAATTTTTGCGAGTGCTCCCTCACCATCTCCAAGAATTGGAACTTCATAGTATACTCCTGGAGCATATTCAGATCCACCACTTACAATAACTACCTTTTCAATTTGTCTAAATGATGCAATATCAGAGACGATAGGTAATTTTTGATAGAATCCACCACCATTAATTAACTTGATTGAATTGATAGGTCCAATAGCTCTTGGTGAAGTAGTAGAATATTTGGTAATCGGATTTCCATTTGAATCATCTTGAACTATTGCGCTGCTAAATTCAGGTTCGTTTTCTAGTAAGAATTTGAACGAGAATACAGAAGGAACTTCGGTAATTCTAAATGTTCCTGCATATGGTGTATCAATAACGTCGATAAACGAATTTGCACCAATAGGAGAGTTTTCTTCTGTTCTAGATGGGTCAAAATAATAAGAAATATTAGTAACTTCACCTGCGACAATAAATCTTACAAATGGTTCATTTCCAGAAGAGCTAACTCCAGGAATACCACTTCTAATGATATTATTGAATGAATATTCGAGTTTATATTGGTTATCTTGAGAGAATGATAGATAGAATCCAAAATTTGAAGGGTCGCTTAGGTCAAAGACATACTGATGCCCTCTAACAAAGAGAAGTTTAGGATGCTTGGTGTAGAAGTTTACACTACTAATTACACCCTGAACATAATTGGGATCCTGAGATGCTATAGATCTTAGTTTAAACGTGAAATCTCTACTAGAAAATACCTCTTCAACAAAGAATGATCCGTTAAATTGTGCGGTTGAGAATCCTTCTACAAATAGAATATCATTCTTCTCATAGTTATGACGACTATTGGTTGAAATATAAAGAAGATCTGTTCTATCTGAATCAATAACCTTTACATCCTTTTCTAAAAGAACACGAACAGAAATACTCTTTACTTTATCTAATCCACTTACTCGTATTACCTTTTCAGTATCATCATTTGGCGCAAAATCTACAGTAATAGTATTTCCAATACTTACAATATCATTAGGTATAAAATTAGAACCAGAATATACTGTTAATATTTGAACAATATAAACTCCTTCAGAATATGGCTTAAATCTTGTATAATCTGCATAAGTTGTTGATTGACCTTCAGGATAAGTGAAGTCATTTAAATCAATATCGAAATAATTTGCAGTTTCAACAAATGCCCAAGTCACAACACCATCCGTTACTGTTCCTGTTGTATGCGTTGGTGGAATAGTTCCTCCAGTTCCTGCACTTTGCGCCTCATAAATTTTACCATCATTAAATACACGATTTCCAACAGAATATACAGCAGAAGATGACCACAATTCTTCAGTTCTAGCAACAGTAAACGTTGCTGACATCTCATTGACGTTATTTGCCGAAGATCTTAAGTATTTTGTAGTGCTAACTGTATCAAAAGTTGATCCTGCAGGGAATACTTTACCTACACGATAAGTAACTTGATTTTCATCATTGACCGTTGGAGCATCAACAATTGTTCCAAATACTGATACTACTTTTTGACCATTAATTATAGAATACTGTTCTAGTATTGAACCTTTTGTGAATAATGCATTTTGATTTAGAGTTAATTCTCTAACATTATCAATTTTAGATACAGTAGAATCTTTAATATAGAACTTCTCAATAACTTTTGGTGTAAGCTTTAACTTTTTACCTAGAGGTGATGGGATAGTTGCAGTTTTACTATCAAAAATTTCAAATTCACTTGAAAGCGAATATATTCCAGGAACTGCTGTAGAAACAACATCATTATAGTCTAAGCTTTGTAATCCACCAGCACCAAGTTCATATGAAGCTATGTTTGCACTAAAATTAGTTACAGATAAAGCATTAGTGTCATTTTCAATAATTGCAGTATCAATATCTAAATCTGAATTAGTTAATACCCAAGTTCCAACTTTAGTATGCTGTCTATCAAATTTGCTAATAATTACATTACTCTTTTGAGTTGTTAATACAAAAGAACTTGTTCTTGGTGTGAACGCAACGGATTCATTATACATTGCATATGGGGCAACAACTAAGTCATCTGCTCTACCAATCCAAGAATTTGCAGATGTTGGCGTTGCAGGGCCAAAGAATCTAACATCATTTACATTTACACTATTTGTAGTTGTATACTCTATAACTTTTGAACCATTAAAGTATACTCTATAGACATAATTGCCCAAAGATGGATTTGTTTTTTCTAATGTAAATAAATTGAAATTGTTGACACCAATAGTGTTCCAATACGATGTTGAAGTGGAACTGACCAATACAGTATTAACGTCTGCAGAATTTGCAGAAATTAGCTGAATTTTTCCATAATTTGCGCTAGTTGTGTCGCCATCAACAACAACTTTGTATTTAATTACATCAGATACTCCAACACTTATTACCTCTGGCTTATGATTTATTGCATGACGAGCAGATTCCATCTGGAAGAATCCTTCGACCGTCCATTCTTTGATTTCTGCTGTATTAATATCTGCAAGAGAAAGTGAATTCTGTGCAGTAGTTTTTACTGACTTTCCACCAAACTTAAAGAATGATGAATCATATTCTACATTAGAAGAATTGAACCATGTTGTAACCCCTAGACTTCTCTTTGATGAATCCGTAGGAGTAGCAATATTTGCAGTATCATTAAACTCATAGTATGCCAGTTCTTTAGATATTTCTTTTTCTGATGTGATAATAATATCACCAGAGTTATCTACAGAATGAGATTTTGCAATTAATCCTGCAAAATTTGGTGTTTTAATTGTAGATTGATTTAGAATTGTTCCATCATACTTAATTGTAGTAACTGCAATTTGCTTATCTACAACTCCATAATTTATAGAAGTTACTAATGCAATATTACCAAAGATATCTGTTTTGATATTTGCATGTTCAATTGAGTTGTACGCAAGAGAAGGAGTAAACGACTTACTCCAAATTAAAGTATTTGGATTTTCTGGATTAAATTTAAATACTACTACTTTTTCACGCTTTTGTGTGCTGCTATTGATAGCATTAAATGTGACATAATAATCCCCTTCTTCATCTTTTACTATTCTTGGATTATTTACGACAGTTGCATTAAATGCAACACTATTCATGTATTCAACTTCAATATTAGCTCCATCATAGAATATTTTTCCTAATAGTAAGGTTCCAAGTGTAACTGAAGTTCCAACGAATAAGAGTTCATTATCGGTCAACCAAATAATATCATTTAAACGCTCAGAACCAGATGTTGAAGCAATTTTTCTCTTTTCTTTAACATCACCATCATTGTTCATCTGGATGATCCACATATCATCGGGATTTAATGAATTAGTATCAGTATATCCTCCGATATAGACATTTTTATCCTGATCCAGAACAACACTAGTTACATAGTCTCTTCTGGTTAATCCAGAAATACCAGCAATTTCTTTTTTCCAAACTATAGATCCAATTGGATTGTTAGCAAAATCTACTGTTGATTCATATTTTGCTACAAATACATCAGGATTATAGTTTAAATTAGTTACGTTTGGATAGGTTTCACCTACAACATAAATCGTATCATTTTCTCCTGGATTAGTATCTACATATAATTTTTTAAAGAAGCACTTTTTGTTGCCAGATTCTGGAACAGCAGGTATTAATGTTCTCCACCAAATTAATTTTCCTTGATCGTCATATTTTGCTAGATAGCTAACAACATTACCATTAGTTTCATTAATGTTTCCACAAACATATAACTCACGGTTTAATGTGACTGTAGAATCAGCAACTTCAAATTTACTTCCATTGCTTTCTTTTAAGTCAGAGAAGAAATAACGAGCTTTTTTGTATACCTGAGGATGGGTAACTCTTATTTGTGGTGGATTTGTAGTGCTATAATTATTACCAGAATTGATAATATCAACAGTTCTAATATTACCAGTAGATTCTAAATTAATTTTAAAATCTGCATCTTGACCTTGAAAAGTTATTAATTCATATACTGGTGGGATGTCATCAATATATCCAACACCTTCCTGGGTCACTTCAATTGTTTCGATGCCAGATACAACTTTAACTTTGAATCTCTTGTCTGTTGCATCAAGCAATGGATATGTATCAACAATAACTTCATCACCAACTCTTAACTCATGCTCTCCTTCAGTTGTGATCGTTCCATATGGTTGATCATTTACTAAAGATTTGTTATACGAAACTACTTTATTACCAACAATAGACTCGATTTCTGCAGAAGCACCGAAACCTTGAGTATCTGTATTGTCGAAGAATAAAATATCACCAACTTGATATGATACCCCTGGATTTTCAATAACAAATCCATCAATTTTTGCATCTTCAAATTTAGTTGTAGTTTCTACTTCAATATCAACTTGAGATGCCAAGCTAACGGCTGGGAAATAATCAAAGATTTGTAACGTTTGCTCTTCGATTAATACTACAATATCATCTTCTTCTACTGGAGAAATTACACCATCTCTGTTCAAATCTTCTAATTCTAGAATTATTGCATCTCCAGTTTCCAGTGTTAACCCATCTTGTGCTCTATTTGGCTGTCTTTCAATATCAATGTCAACATTTTCATATGGATCTCTATATCTAACAACACCAGTTGGGATGTTTTCTTGGATTGCACTTTGGCTGAAATTCCAATCATCTGGTAGTGAATTGTAGTTAGGACCTAAAATATATGGGAATACTGGTAGACCTGCTTCAGAAGCATCAATAGTAATGAAGTATGCATAAGTTCCTTCTGGATATTCTGGAGTTTTACAGAATCTTCCATTATATTGGTCTAAATCACCATATTGGAATCTAAATTCATAGTCATTAATAAATGTTCCAGCTGGATACTCACTTAATGAAGGACCATCAATTCTGGTTGGTTGTGGATTAGTATCAGGATCATATATTAAATTCTCCTTTATTGCATAAGAAGAATTCATCCTCTTTATGCCTTGAGTTGGTTCAGTAGGATTTAAATATGCATATGGGCCATATATTGGATTTCCATCAAATGCCCATCCGATAATTGGAGAATGCTTATAGTTACTAGATACTTCTTTGAATCTATTGGTTTGTTGATCTAAGAATACGTTATCACCAACAACATATCTCAGTTCCTTAGGATCGGAAATATGTGCATATTCCCCGCCGTATTGATTATTATAACCAGAGAATACATATCCTCTTGCCTTATCATACTTACCATTTAATAAGTATTCTTGGTTTTTAATCCAGCTAAAAATTTCAGCCTCAAAAGTAGCAGACTGACCAACAGCTTCTAACCTAATAGTAGTGTTCCCTTGAGTATATCCAATACCCTTATTAGTAATTTGAACACTGATTACCTTTCCTTTATCTTCACCTACTGTTCCAATAATTGCCTTAGCCTGAGCACCAAAACCATCACCATTGATAATAACATTTGGTGGGCTAGTGTAACCTTGACCAGAATTGATAATAGCAATTGATACAATTCTGCCATTGATAATTACAGGTTGAGCTAGAGCATCTTCACCAGATGAAAGAATAATTGATGGTGGAGAAGTATATCCTTGACCTTCACTTAAAACTTCAATTGACTGAACGGGACCTCTTACTTGAGCAGTAACTTCAGCACCACTTCCACCACCACCAGTGATTGAAACTGTAGGTTGTGAAGTATATCCAGATCCAGGATTTTCTACTAATACTCTGCTAACTCTACCATTAGTAATTACTGCAGTAGCAGTAGCTCCAGCTCCACCACCACCAACAATTGAGATAAGAGGGGAAGATGTATATCCAGAACCACCATTAACAACATCAAAGCTATACAGACTGCCGTTAATAGTAACACGAGCCGTAGCTCCAGATCCGCCACCACCTACAATACTTAGATTTGGAACAGTTCCTGCATCATAACCTTGACCTGGGTTAACAATAGAAACTGAGGTGATACCACCAAATAAGACCTTTTCATTTGCCTTATAAGACCAGACTGAAACGCCATTAATTAATGATGCAATTGGTCCTGGTAATATCTCTCTTCTATTAGATACTGTAAGAGGTTTTCTTGGGAATCTATATAATTTTCTTTGGTTACCAGGGATTAATGCCGACCCAACAAAAGGACCTACTTTATAATTAGGCAATCCAGAAGCTGCAATATAAACATACTCAGCATTGAAAAATGCATTTTGTATATTTGTTGTATAATCTGAGATGGTATTGTTTATTGATAAAACATCTGACTTACCACGATTTAAGTCAACAGAAACTAAAATATTTCCCTGAGGGGCAATGTTAGATGGTTGTGGGATTTGATAGCTAAAAGTAAATTCGTCAAGTCTTGAAGTAACAAAGAACGTTCCATTGTAAATTACAGGATTTGCACCATATATTGTTACACTATCTCCAACCAATAGACCATGAGGATTTGAACATACAACCGTTGCAGTTTGTTGATTTGTTCCAACATCAATACTACCAGGAGAGATGCTTACTACTCTAACTAATTTCTTAACATTATACAGCCAAGTTTGTAACCTTTCATCAGTCGCAGATGATCCTAATTTTGATACAGTTAGTTTATCTCCAGGGAGATAATATGAACCAGTATCATCCAAAACTGTGGTATTTGCTTCAGCAATACCTAGGATACGCATTTTAACTTCTGATGAAGTTCCTCTATTAACATAAACAAAAATATCAGAATAGATAGGAGTTCCTGGATCCCAATCTTCAACCAATCCATTCTCGGATCTGGTGCATTCAATAAATTGGTTTAATGTTTTTTCTTTATACTGAACTTCCTCTTCGTTATCTATTAAGATAGTTCCGTTTCTAGCTGGCCAGCCGATAGTAGAATCGACTGTAATTATTTGATCATCTACACTTAATGGCTCAACTAATGTAGTTTTATATGGAATGACAAAATTACCAACTAATGTCTCTTCTGAGATTGCTAATTCATAAATTGTAGAATTTTCTTGATTGATAGCAATTACGTTTTCTACCAATGCCGAAGCATCTTTTACATTCTGATCTACTTCACTATCATATTGAATCAATTGCGATTCTTTGATGTTTACGGGATCACCAGAAATTACTTCAACGCGAATGATGGTATCGATAGACCAAGTTGCAGCAGATGGTGAGATGATTTCATCTCTAGGATATGCAACATCGGCATTCTCACCAAATAAGATTTTGAATATGAATTGAGTTGAAAGCTTGGTGCCCTTTGAAGTATAATATTGACGGATATTCTTAATAATCTCTGCAGGATTAATAGAACTAATGTCAATATTTGAATTTGGAATATATTGATTTAAGAATTTCTTTAAAAGATGCTTTACAAATAATGAGTCTAAATTAGTTACTGTTGATCCTTGAGGATGTGAGCTTTGGGTTAAGTCAGACTCTTTTTTGAATACCTGATGACCATTTAGGTCAAAGCTGGTTACACCACTTACTCCTCTCTTACATCCAACTAAAGCAGAAGGTTCGTAATTTTGACCATTTTCAATAATCTTAAAACCAGTAACCTCATTGAAACCAACTTCACATGAAGCCTTTGCTGCTGATGGAGATGCGATGAAAATGGAAGGTGGTTCAGTTTCACTATAACCACTACCAAAATCTAATACATTAATATCAGTAATGCGACCATTAAAAATAGTAGCTGCAGCTTTAGCACCAGTTCCACCAATAGGATTGCCATTGGTATCTTTTCTGTTATCTACAATGTAAATTGATGGAACATCTTCGTATCCCTCTCCACCAGTTAATAACTCAATATCAGTAACGTTGCCATCAACAACTCTTACATCTAAAACCTGAGCCCCAACAGGATCAATAATAGATACTCTAGGAATAGAGGTATATCCTCTTCCACGATTGATTATATTGATAGAAACTACAGTTCCATCTGCACTAATTACAGCTTCAGCTAAAGCTCTTATGCCACCTTCTGGTGCAGGATCAATATAAACTGCTGGTGGATTTTTATATCCAGAACCACCAGCAATTACTTGAATAGATCCAATATTAACTCTACCTAAAGAATCAATGGTCGGCTTTGATATTTTTGCACCACCAGGATTTCTAAAAGTTATAGCAGGGATAAAATCATATCCACTACCACTATCTTCTACATTTAGCGTAGAAATTTTTCCAGTAACATCATCAACTTCTAGTGAAATTCTAGCAGCAGTTCCATTAGGATTTGTTGGAGGTTCAACTACAACATATGGTGGGTTATATGAGTTATAACCAAAACCACCATCAATAAGTGCTACTGATTTTACTCCAGATACTAAAGAAGTTGCTGTCGCACCAAAACCACCGTTATTTGTTCTGGAAATTGTTACCTTAGGCGTAAAATTCAGATCATATCCAGAGCCACCATTCTTTACTATTAGTTTACCTAATCTGTGATCGGAAGTAATTTCTGCAATTGCTTCTGCGCCAGATCCAACAATTGGTGTTGCAAATTCTATAGTTCTGATATGAACTGTTTCTGTATTGTATACATTATTTTTGAAAATGATTAAATTCTCAAAAATGCTAAAATCTATGTAAGGTCTTTGTAATACACCATTTCTAATAACAATAGCAGAAATTTCTGAAATAATGCTATATGGTTGGGAATTTAACTTAGTAGAATAAAATTTAGTATTATTCTGAGTATTATTGTCTAATGTTCTAATAGTGGAATCAGAGAAACCAATTAAGTATATAATTTTGGTAGAACCTTCTGAGTCTGTTCCTACTCTTTCTCTAGGTGCAACTGCAAATCTAATTTTATCTCCTTCGAGGAAATAATCAACATTAGGAATTAATGTTTCACCATAGATTGTAACAATAAGGTGCTCTTCACTTACTGGAGTTACTGGATTACCTAAGAGTCTAAGATCAAATAAATTTTTTGTTCCATCTAGTTGTAGGAAAATATTCTCTAGTTCTTGCTGTCTCTTTAAATATTCAGCAGAGCTAATTCCTGGCGTAATTACAACTTCAGGACCTTTTGAGATTCTATCATAATAGATAACTTCATCATCAATTATGACAGTTCCATCAAATTCTAAAAATCCACTAACATTTTCTACTTGAATAACATCATCATAAACACCAACATCATTTAAAGTTGTTGTTGTTGCATTTAGTGTTTTGAAGTCATAATTTTCGACATCAAGTAGGCTCAATAGGTTATTGAGTATATAAACGGGCTTACCTACTTTCTCTTGTGATTTGTAGTAATTTTTTAATAATTCTACAAACTGTCTATCTTCCTCTCTAATAAACTGAGGAATTTGTGACTCAACTCTATCGGAAATCTTAACACTATTTGTTAGCATCTTATCTACTTACTAGAAACAAGTATCAATTTCTGGATACTCAAATGTGGTAGTTGGAATATCAATGATATTTATACCTCCAGGCTGATAGTTAAATGCATCAAAATTATTTGGATCAAATACTGGAACCTTGAAATCAGTTAATGTATAGTCTACTGGAGTTATATTTGGATTGAATAATGTTGGATCGACATCTCTAGGAATATCAATTCCACCCCCACTTGGTAATACGACTACAGGCAGTCTTGGAGTTCCATCAGGAGTGCTTGTCACTTTAATAGGACCTACGCACACTTCACCTGTAGAATAATTAACCGAGCCTACATTTGAATTTAAAATGATCTCATTTTCATCTGATATAGTAGCTAAAACTAAATTCCCCTTGCCGTCATCTCTGACATAAACTGGCAATTGAAATTGAGAATTGGCTACAACAAATTCTTGAGTTACATCAGAAGCTGATAGATTTACTAAACTATCGAAAGCTGCAGATGTGTAATCTTCGGAATAAAATATTCCACTTTTTACTGTAGAGAACTTAGGAGAACAGCTACCACCTGAATTAGAACCCGAAAAATCTCCAGCATTAACAATAGGATTATTAAAGTTGATGCATTGTGAGAATGTAGTATTGAAATCAAATTGATCTAAATTTTGACCGAGCCTAATTTGAACAGTGGTGCCATTAATAGATGTATCGACATTATTGACAATTCCACTTAAAGTAGATGAGTCTAATCTTCCACCAAATCTATTGGTAGATTCATTTTCATTAAATGTGTTTAATGTGTCTAACGCTTTAGTTCTTAATCCAGAGTTGTCTAACGTTGTTTTATTACTATCAAAGAATGGATATACATTAGGTAGAATGTAGAAAGATCTAGGATCTATAATTTCAGTTTGGATAGATGCGATTGCATATTTTTCCAAAGAGTTCTTAATTCTTTTTTTGGTGGTTTCGTTTAACTTAGTTCCACCTTTATTTCTAATTGAAATGAAAACTTTTCCATATACTGGAGGATTTAATTTTTCTCCTCCAAAAGCTCTAACCGAAACTGCCTGAGGATATATTTGTGATGTTATGTATTCGTAGTCTGCTTCTGTAACTGCTCTATTTTGAGTGGTAAATGCTCTTGGGGCTCTATATTTTATAGATTCAATGCTTTCTCTCTCTTCTCCATCCTGAGAGGCATCAATAGTTGCCATAGACACAGAATTTGGTGCTATAGCTCTTCCTAGATTATCTGTAATTACGCCAATATAATTGAACTTTACACAACCATTTGCGCTTGCTCCTTCAGTTCTAACATATTTCAATTGGATTAATTCACCACTGATTAATTTTCTTCCAATAATACCATCACCAAAAATTACGTTATATCTAAGATCGTCAGTTTCTTCTAAGAAATAAATTCTGGATGTGCTATCTAATGTAGTAATATTGCTTGCGAGTGAATACTGGTCAGACTGTGTTGATTGAACGTTTGGGCTGATAATTACCTTCAATAATTCGGTATCAACATTTTCAGATGGTATTAAGTATAAAAATCTATTTGGATCTGTTACAACATAACTATACTCTAATAAGTTACCTTGATAAATTACAACTTTTTCGAATGAAGCAATACCAGTTTGTTGATCAACGGTTGTAACAACGTCGTCTAATAATGCAAAGGTATATGTTCCAAAATTATTAGAACTTATAAAAACATCTCCCTGCTTTATAGTAACGAAAGATGGATATCTATCACCATCTAGAGAAGTTTGAACATCAAAGCGCACACAAGCCTTTGGTGCTTTAATTGATTTAGGAGTATAGTTTAATTGCTTAGCAATTTTTACAATATTATCTCTAACTGAAGCGGTTTCTAAAAATGCTTCATTTAATGCCATATTTGCATTAAATGCGAGATAATATGTATTATAAGATAAAATATCAAGTAAGTATGATGCTGCTGAACCGTCAAAATCATAATCTGTGAATTCTTCTCTAGTTCTGAGATAAGAACGAATCGATTCCTTGATTTCAAAGAAATCAATTGCAGTTAAATTTGATGGAACCGAGACTTGTGCCATTTTATGTTCTTTCTAGTAGGAATTCTACAGTTTGGATAATTGATTGACCGACAATAGTGTAATCAATTTCAACATTTAATTCATTATTATCTTCAGCAGAATAGATCCTAACATCTTGTAATTGAACTCTAGGTTCTAATCTTTGAACTGTATTATATATTTCCTCTTTAATATCTTCTTCTAAAAATGCATCATATGGCTCAAACAAAAGACCAGCTAATTTGGATCCAATTTCTGGCTGGAAGGGTCTTTCTCCTAAACTAGTCAACAACAGATTTCTAATAGATTGCTTTATTGAATTTTCATTTTTAACCGTACCAAAATCATTAGTAGCTGGATTTTGTGAAAATGATATCGATAGATCTCGAAATCCCCTACTTGTAAATTTTTCTGATCGGAATCTATATGATGCCATTTATTCGGTTAACCACTCTGCGTAGTCATCAAATCCACCTTTACCTCCACACGGTCTAGAATATCGATTAATTGGGGGTAAATTTGGTGCAATTTGAAGTTTTTTAAGTATAATATCTGATTTTGGATCTGTAATTAAAACACAAGTTCCAAAATCTCTTTCCATTAACGAAGGAACCGTTTCAGGGTTTGGATTTATTGCCATTTTTTTCTCTATAAAGGTAAAAAATGGAACTTTTATAGTGGTTGCTATCACTTTAAAAATATTTATACGCCTATTTAATGAAAAATCCTCTTCTTTTGAAGTCTTCACTAGCAATATATCGATACTCATCAGATGGTGGAGTGTCATTTTCATCCCAAACTGGCACTGCGACACTATTCCCATGTTCAAAATCAGGATTATGCCTCAAATGCACTTCTATTAGGTGATCTCCAATGAACTCACAGTTTATTTTTGGATAATTACCAACTAATTTTTGTAAAATTTTTGGAAAATCGATGGTTTTTTCCACTTTTTCCCATTTTTCCCACAGATAGAGGTTTTCATTTTGGCTCCTATAGCCTTTAACTGTAAGAATTTGCTCTTTATTCAAATAATCAACACTAATATGCTCCCCTTCAAAGACTTGACACCAAAATTCTCCAGGATGAAGGTCTGAAGTCTCACTTTCAATCCAAATAATTCGGGCATTTCTACCCATTCCAAGAACATTTGTTATTGGTCTGACAATATAAAAGTCGGGCTTGGGCACAAGTGCTCCCGCAGGACCACAAGTGTAACCCAATTCCCGACTTAAAATCAGTTTATCGAAAATCCAAAGGTCTTCATTACGACAATCTAGCCAGGCTAGATCATCTCTATCGTTCATCCTTGCCCCCTATAGCGTTTTTTTGCATTATTGCGAGAAGTCGCAGCATATTTTGTGTTTTTACCAGTTCCCTGACGTGACTTTTTGGGCTTGCCAGGAACAAACGATGTGTTTTTGATTGCCATAATACCTCCAAGAGACCCTATGATGATAGCACATTTGGTGACCCATATGCAACCACTGAAGAGCATGGATATGATTTTCCTGGCTTGCCTGCTCCAAGAGGGTCTAGCGCCCTAGCTACAGGTCTCTTCAATGCAAATACTTTAGCTGTAGTAGCTTGAACTACTCTAGGGTGACCTTTTCCCATCCCATCTTCTGTTGTAAGTAAGCTACAATTAACAGGAGTTGGAACTGGGCAAACTGAGTTACCACATGGGCACATATAAACAATAATATTTGTGCATGGTGAAATATGAGGTGTAAATTTATCCCCATGTAACATAATTGGGATTCCATTAACTAATACTGTAGCGCGTCTAACATCTACAGCAGCTTGAGGAATTAATGGAAACGGAGGCCAAAAGCAACTAAAGTTTTTTATTCTTATAGATTTTGGTCTAGGTGGAGATTTGCATGGCTGAACACTATGCTGAACAGGAGGCAGACATAGACCATGCCCACTACATGGTAGACCATTTAGAGATGCTACTGGCTTTTTAAACCCGTATGCCATTATTCACACTCATCAAAGTATGGATTGCCAAAATTATTTATTGATCGAGCAAAAGCATAAGTTGCTCCCGATGCCCAATTTTTAACAATGAAATCACCATCATAAGAACCTAAAGGCATAATTAGCTCATCTGTTATTCGTTTTGGTTGAACAGCTATAGCTACGGAATTAACTGTATCCAATGCCCAACAACTAAATCCAAAATATCCATATCCACCAATCAGTTCTGGCACCTGACAATACGTTTGCCCTGCTATTGGATCTCCATTGGCATCCCAACCACAATAAACATCCAATACACCATTAGGATTACTTGCTGATCTAACATAGCTATCCCAACATTCATTGGGTGGTATACCACTTCCATTACATTGCTGAACTTGAATTTGAGTTACATTATATGATTGACCTGGGAGTGGCTGACCAGTATTTGGATCAACAGCAGTTGAACTTGTAACTCTAGTTCCATATGAAAATTGACTTAAGTTACCCCTCAACCACATTTGAAATTGTTGATATTCGGAATAGTTATCTTGGTCATAATCAAAAGTATTTTCATCCAATCCAATTGGAACAAATATAATATCATTTTGATTTACGGGATTTCTATAACATCTTCCATTGACTCCATTTCTGGTGCAGTGCCAAGTTTTATATCCACCTGCAGCTCTCTTGGGCGTTAGTTTAGCTGCTGGTAGATTCTTAAGGAATGACATGAAGTTTTGACCCTGAGGACCAATAGTATGACCTTCTATATGAAGAGACACTTTAAATGATGCATCAGTTGCTGGAGATGCACAATACTTATGAACCATCCAACCTACAGCAGTAACTTTATTTGTTTCTGGATCTAGTTCTCTAGTTGGGCAAGGAAGATCAACAAATCTAGTTGCATTGTATAATTTTGGTTGATCAATATCTGCACATCTTTGACCACCTTGGAAACCATAAACACCATTAAAACGTGATCCAATAATATCTGCATTTGCACTGGCTTCAAATATACTTGGAAACCTTTGGGAAACCATATCGGAAGTTTCTTTTGATGCAGAAGTGAATCTCTGCATAAACTCTTCATCTAGATAATTATCTAAATTTGCAATTCCTGGAAACTCTATACTAGCGCAAGAACTATTGATAGTTTGGCAAATTCTAGTTTTACTGTCTGGATCAATTTCCGCTACTTTGATATATGATGTTGGATAATCTAACGACGTTCCTTCAAACATCGTATTGATCGCATTAGTAACTGCTTCCTGTGGGCTAGCAACATATAAGTTTTTAAACTTATCCATACCAGGCATAAAATCATCAAATTGCCCAGATAGCTTATCGAGATCTGTTCCTTGATAATTATCTTTCCTGGTATCATATTCAGGATCAACAATAAAAACTTTTGGTGGATTATCTGCTCTATATCCAGAACCAGGATTTGTAATGTTTATTGATAATATTCTACCCTCTGGGCTTAGATTAGCAACCTCAGCAGTTGCAGTTTGCATTATCCTATTTCCATCAGAAGCAGTATCTTGAGCCCCCTGATTACCATAGCTATATGCTGCTACTTGAATGCTCTGCAATCCTAAACTGGATAAGTCATCGGATTCCTTTTTAGCAATAAAATCACCATCATTGGTAATTGACCTAGCAACTTGATTTGCTGCATCTTGTGGGCTATAAGGTTCTAATCCTTCTGGTGTAGATATAGTAATCTTAGGGCTTTTATATCCTGTGCCTGCATTGATTATATTAATACCAACCACCTTTCCATTTTCGATGATTGCTTCAGCTTCAGCTTCATCCAAATTTCTATGAGGTATTAATGCCTTTTCATCTAAGAAAACTTTATAGTATGAAAGCTTTTTAGGAAATTCATAAACTCCAAAAAACGCTGCTTTATTTTTAATTCCATAACCAGCCATAACAATAGCAGTCGCACCATCAGCACTTGTTATTGTTTGGTTCGCAGAAAATATTTGACCATTTCCTGTAGCAGGATCAACTTCAGTTAATGAGATATAACCACACTTCAACTCATCACCAAAATAACGTATCTCAGAGATTAACCAACCATTAAGGAATTCACCTCTTTTAAATGCCCCAGTTGAAGATGTATACCTAAAGAATATTCTTTTGGTTTCAGTGTCTGCTGTCCAGAAAGATTCATTTACTCTTCTAGACTTAATATCAGTTAGTGTGATTTTAGATTTTGTCGTTTGCCAAGAGTCTGGTCTAACTTGATAGAAATGACTTTTGTAGACATACTGAATGTCAATAATATTTCCATTCTCATCTACAGGAGCACAAGGAACGTTATTCAAAGAATAGTTAATTCCAAATATAGGACCATTCCATGGATATGTGGTATCATACACATAATAAACAAACTGAGATTCATATGCAGTCTCAAACCCTAGGAATCTAGGAACAGCACCTTTAACTGCTCCATTCAATCCATAAGACCATTCAAAGTTTGCTTCGTCGCTTGTAATAGCAACAATATTAGCTTCTCCCCAACTTAATTGGTTTGGTATTTGCTGCAATCTTCTATAGCTAAAATAGCTATATGGGCTATCATCATTTCCTGCATATAGATACCAACCAGACTTATCAACACATTGACCAGTCGGACCTAATTGACCGATATCCGCGATGGTTCTTCTTTCGCCCAATCCATAGGGATCCATGAACACATAGCCTAGTGTTCCTTGATATACATAATCTCCAGCAAATACTTGACTAGGAGATCCTGGAACAGGATGTGGCTGAAGATTAACTTCCTCTTGCGCACTAGTTGTATAGAAGTCATCAATCTTTCCATTCTTATTATAACGATAATGATATAATGGTCTAGCAGCTTCACCTGGCTTTAGATACGGTGCAGCATTACCAGCAGAAGATGCAATATAACCAGCAAAAATTACAAGACTATAACCAGAGTCTGGAGTAGAACTGGTTGTTAATCTTGTATTATTAGCAGAGGCACTATAATGAATATAGATGGGAATCAACCCTGTGCCTGGCTTAGTTATGAAATAGAAAATAGGTCTACCACTATGTGGTTCTTTATTATAACCACGCAGTTTATTTTTTAAATCATTCGTTTCACCAGGAAGATCTTCAATATCTAATTCCTGATCTATAGAATACTTATGATCTAAATGTCTACCATTATACCAACGATAAATCGATTGTCTGGATCCATTACACCCAGCAACACAAACAGATTCTTGAGATCCAATATAAAAGACCTCATCCTTACCTAAAGGAAGAGATCCAG